TTTGACGATGCCGGTAGCACCACTGCCACCATTGCATCCACTCGTTCGTGGTCAATGACCATCGAAAAAGATGTGCTGGAAACCACTGCTCTAGGTGCCACCTACAAGAGCAACATTGGCGGCCTGATCGCAGGTTCTGGCAGCGTCGAGCTGATCTATTCCGCCAGCAGCGCTGACGAAACCAACGTTTTTATCAAGGCTGCCAACACGGCAACTGATCAAGGCGTGGCAGCTTTTGAGTTGTTCCTAGACACCACAGGCACTAAAAAGATCAGTTTTGTCGGGTTGATTACATCAGTCGATTACAGCGCTACTGTTGGCGAGTTGGAGGTTATCACCTGTAACTTTGTCACCTCTGGAACCATCACCACCTCCATCTGATCATGGCTTTCTATCGCGGCGAACAGGGTACGGTTTTCTTTGACAAGGACAGCAGCGGCGGCGTCTCTGAGATTGCCGCCGTGCGTTCTTGGTCTTTGACCGTGGAAAAAGACGTGCTTGAGACAACCGCTCAAGGCGCAACCTACAAGGCCAACATTGGTGGCCTGATCGCAGGTAGCGGCAGCATGGAAATCATGTATGACGCTCCCAGCGCTGGCGACAAACTTGACCTGATCAAGGATGTCAACACCGCAACCGACGAAGGCAACGCCTCCGTTGAGTTGTACCTTGACGAAACTGGCGGCAAGAAGATCACCGGCAGCATCGTGATCACATCCACTGATTACAGTGCTACGGTTGGTGAACTGGAAGTGGTGACGGTTAACTTCACCATGAACGGTGCCATTACTACCTCGATCTAATGCCTGCCACACCACGCCCCGTTGATCTTCTCACCGGGGCTTTTGACCTTAACCAGCGGCGTAAATTCGACATCAAGAAGGAAGACGGCACCGTGGTGCTGTCGCTGTACTTCAAGCCGATTACTCGCGCTGACCGCAAGCGTGCCACTGGCCTCGCTGGGTCGGACGAGACATTGGACATCAGCACCCAGATGCTGTGCCACATGGCTGAGCTGGAAGATGGCAAGAAAGCTTTTGCGCCAGCTGACGCTGCCAAGTTGCAACGCGAACTGCCCGAATCGGTGCTGAACGAACTGGAGCTGTTCCTGTTCGGACTTGGTGCGCCTGAATCGCTGGAAGAAGCAAAAAACGACTAGAGGCCGATAGCTGGCTTTACTTTGAAATGTTCCTAGCCACTGAGCTGGGCATGACGGTGAGTCGGCTTCGGCAAGAACTGACGGATGCTGAATTCATCCACTTTGCCGCGTACTACGAGCTGAAAGGCAAACGGGAACGCGAGGAAATGGAAAAAGCCAAGCGGCGTAGCTAGTAGACTGACGCAATAGCAGTGGTCGATTCGTGGCAGTAGCAACCGTCGATATCCAGGTAAACAGCCAAGGTGCTGTTCGGAGTCTTAATCAGGTTGGCGTAGCTTCCAAGAACACTCAATCAGCACTGCAAAAGCTAGATGGTGTGGTTGGGTCGCTAGCTGCAAGTTTTGCGGCGGGCTTTGCCATAAACAGAATTATCAGCGATGTCAAAGAACTGGATACAAATATCCGCCGCCTTGGCACGGTTGGCGTAAATGTTGCAAAAATCAATCCAGCGTTGTCTGCTTTAAGCGATCGCCTTGGTGGCGTTGCCAACAAAGCAGAACTTGCGGCAGCTAGTTACCAGGCAGCATCAGCTGGATTCAGTGATACAGCTGGAAATATCAGGATCCTTGAAGCCGCAACCAAAGCCGCAACAGGTGGTTTGGCTGACAACCAAGGCGTTACCGAAGTTCTTGTTAAAACGCTGAATGCTTACGGCATGAGCGGAACAGAAGCCTACAAAGTTACCGACAGCATTTCAAAAGCGGTTGAACTCGGCAACCAAGAATGGAGCGATTACGTTTCCCAGCTTGGCCGCGTCGCAAGTATGGCGGCATTGTCAGGCGTCAGTCTTGACGAGATGAATGCGTTTATCGCATCTGCTACCAAGAATGGCGCTACGGCAGAAGTGGCATTCACTGGCCTTAGCGCTGTATTGACACAGCTATTGCAACCAACTAAAGAAAGTCAAACTGCCGCCGCAAAACTTGGTATCCAATGGAACCTGATGGGCCTTCAGACCAAGGGTCTTGGCGGTTTGATGAAAGAACTGTCAGTTGCTATTGATAAAGATAAAGAAGCGGCAGCACGGATGGTTGGACCCACAGAAGCAATGCGTGGTGCGTTTGCTGCTGCATCGAAAGACGGCAAAGACTTTAGAGATATTCTTGGCCAAATCGGCAATGCTTCTGGCAAGACTGATGCAGATTTTCAGACAATGAAAGGTAGCCTTGACAATACATTCAAGGCACTAGATACATCGTTCAAGAATTTAAGTGAAGCACTGGGCAAAGCTTTTGGTCCGACGCTTGTAATTACCATTCAAGACATAACCAAAGGCGTGAATGGCTTTGCCGATGCAATGGATGCGGTGCCGCAACCAGTCATGAATGCTACTGGCGAACTTATAAAACTTATTGCTCAAATGATATTGGTGCAAAAAGCTATCCAAGGTGTCATTGGATTACATGTTGCATTTGTGGCGGCAACGACAGCAATAACTGGCTCAGTTGCTGCAAGCGGAACCGCAGCAACGGGCAGTGCCACCGCGTTTGCCCTTTACACTACTAATGCAAGAACACTTCAGGCAGCATCAATAGCAACCGCAGGATCCGTTACTGGATTAACTACCGCACTTCTCGGACTTGCTGGTATTGGAATTGTTACGGTTGGCATCAATTACGTCATCACACAAACCGGAGCAGTCCTAGGAAGCGCAAGTGCTGCGGAGAAAAGTTTGGCAGCCAGATCCCAGCAATCTTTGGCAGGACAACTCAAAGGCAAGACTGTAGAAGAACGTCAAAAAATGCTAAAAACAACGCAGAAAAATCTAGCCAATGATAGAAAACTGGCATCAACATTGGCCTTGCAAATTCGAGCACAAGATGCAAGAGCAGAGTCAGCCGCAGAAATGGCTGCGCCAGCCGATAGAGCAAAGCTAATAGAGGTACAAGCCCGCGTAAAAACAAACCAAGCACGAATCAAAGCGATTACAAGTATCCCATTAGAAAAACCTAAAAAACCTGAGCTGCCTCCTACGCCTACTGGAGTAGGGGCAACCGGCGCAGGCACGGAAAAAGGTAGCAAAAAGGCAAAAGTTAAAGACTTTACGGAGCAAATTACCAACTCTGGAACAATGCTGGATTTGGCACGTTCACAGTTTGACATTGAAGGCAAAATCTTGGAAGCCCGCGTTGCAGAAAATACACAGTTGGTGCTCAACCTTGAAGCGCAAAAACAACTGCTTCAGGTGAATGCTGATATTGCAAAAATCAAAGCAGATAAAGACATGCCAGCAGCGCAAAAGAAAATTGAGCTAGCTAGACTAGCAATCCAATCCGAAACAGTATCAAGGCAATTAAATTTTGATATTACCGCATTTCAAAAACAAGCTGTTGATACCTACCCTCAATACATATCTGGGATCATGTCCGCAGCATCGGGCTACAGCACGATCCTTGAATACTCCAAGCAGCTCACGGTGGAACAGCAAAAACAAAAAGATCTTGCCGATGGTGTTGCCAATACGGTTGGCCAAGGCATGACATCAGCTTTTGATGCGCTGATTAGCGGCAGTGAAAACTTTGGCGCAAGTCTTCGCAACATAGCCTCTGGAGTGCTCAAGGATATTGCGATGCAACTGCTTCGCATCTATGTAATTAATCAAGCCATCAATGCTATTTCAAGTTTCTTGGGACCGAAAACAAGTGCTGGCTCTGGGTTCGGAGGTTTTAACCCAGCATCTTTTTCGATGAGTTCCTTAAGCGGTGGGTTGAGTGGCGCCACCAATTTCAGTTCAGCGTTTGTGCCTAAAGCGCTTGGTGGCCCAGTCAGCGCCGGATCCTCTTACATGGTTGGCGAGCGTGGCCCCGAGCTGTTCACGCCTAAGCACGGTGGCAGCATCGTTCCGAACAACGCACTAGGCGGTGGTAGCACCAGCGTCGTGGTCAACGTAGACGCCAGCGGCAATTCCAACGTCCAAGGTGATCAGGCACAGGCCAAGCAGCTTGGTGTTGCAGTTTCCGCTGCGGTGCAGGCAGAATTGGTTAAGCAACAACGCCCAGGCGGTCTCTTGGCCGGTACACGACGCTAATGGCTACCTTTCCAAGCATCACGCCAACCTACGGCGCACAGAAGACCAGCCAGCCCAAAGTAACCAAAGTTCAGTACGGGGATGGCTATGAGATGCGTGCCGTTTTTGGCTTGAACCAGAATCCCAAAAACTGGAGCCTGACCTGGGAAATATCGGAAACCGATGCGGACACGATTGAAACATTTCTTGATGCCCGTGCTGGCCAAGAATCATTCGACTGGACCGCGCCGGGTGAAGCTGGTAGTGGCAAGTTTGTTTGCGCAGACTGGAGCAAATCG